ACCACTGTATGAATTGGGCACTTGCTTCAAGTCGCATGTCAAAGTTGAATATTCATGCNAGTGAAACTGCCTGGGTTGGTACTAAGTTTGACGCAGTATTAACTAACGATAGTTCTATAGATGACTTAATGTCCAAAGTCAAAGATCTGGTACAAGATCCCCTTGCTTCCATTGAATCCCTTCCTTATGTAACACTCTCTGACAATTAGCGCACACTGTTTTAAGATTGGCGTGACGGCAATTGTTTAAGTCGCCGTCCACATGAAAAACAGCAAACACTTCAGTGTGCTGACTTTTAAATCCGCATTTATCGCAGATATTTTTTAATTTGTATCCAGCATGTTGCCAGCGTGACACTTTCACACCACGCAAACAAGAACCGCATACTCGTCGATAATAAGGTTGCCCTTCTTTATAGTAATTAATGGCTACAGGTGCCCTGCCGCATCTACATAATGGTCGCATTTTATATTTAAGCCTTTTTCGTGCCTTTTTTAGGTTGTATACTAGCTTAATTTTGTAGTTTATCTATAAATACAATTGAACTAGTATTCACCGGAGAGTCAACACATGGCACAATTGAACAGCCCAGGCGTAGCGGTTACAGTAATAGACGAAAGTTTCTATACGCCAGCCGCCCCAGGTACAACACCTTTAATTATCGTAGCAACTGAACAAGACAAAGCAAATGGCGCTGGCACAGGCACAGCACCAGGAACACTAAAAGCAAATGCAGGAAAAGTTTATTTGATGACAAGTCAAATGGACTTGGGCAGTACTTTTGGTACACCCATGTTTGAAACAGATGCCAGTAATAATCCAGTTCACGCAGGTGAACGCAACGAATATGGACTTCAAGCGGCTTATAGCTATCTTGGAGTTAGCAGTCGCGCATACATAGTACGTGCAGATGTTGATTTGAGTGCATTGGCACCAACGACAACAGCTCCTGCAGGTGCTCCAGTAAATGGCGCATGGTGGTTTGACACAGCGGATTCAGTATTTGGTATATTTGAATGGAATGGGTCCACATTAACATCTACCAGCGTTGGCGCACAATCATTTACAAATAAAACTCCAACAATTATTAGCAATATCAATCAACAAGTCGGCGGCACAAGCAGTGGCAACCCACTTGCCAGCATTGGTTCTATTGGTAGTTACGCATTAGTGGTAACCACAACTCCATACAAATTGTTCTTTAAAAACTATCAAGGCACATGGGTAGTAGTTGGCAGTAACAACTGGACGAAGTCTTGGCCAACTGTGCAAGGATCAGCTCCTACAACAATTGCCACTAGTGATACGCTAATACTTACCACAAGTCCAACATCAACACAGAGCATCACAGCTACCACAACAACAGCACAGACGACTATTACTATTACTGGTACAGTGGTTCTCAATAACATTATCACAGCGGCAGCAATTACATTGGTAGCAGGTGATATTGTTGAATTTGCGGCTGGCGCAAACGGTATTTCAGCCGGTGTACGTTATTATGTAATAGCTAGCAACTTGTCTGCCGGTGGTTTTAACGTAAGTTTGACCAAAGGCGGCACGGCAGTTATAATTACTGGAACAACGTTAAGCACCACTGCCATAGTTACAAAACTTGATGGCTCAACTGGTGCAATTACAGCAAGTGGTGCAAGTTCAAAGCTAGTTGCTGGAAATGCAATCACTTTCCCTTCTACTGTGAGCGGCGCGGCTCAAGTAACATTTGGTGGAATCGTATTAGGTACAACATATTATGTTATTCAAGTTAGCGGTAACACATTCAGTATTAGTACAAGCCCCACTGGTGTACCATTAACACTTACATCGGGTAGCGGTACTTTGACAGCGAACGAAACAGAAACATCGTTACCTATCACAGGTGTTAATAGTGTTGCTGGATTAGTTTCTGCAATTGGTGCATTACAAACTGGCTTGACAGCCGCCGCTGGCACAGACGGGCAACTTATTTTATATGTAGATGGTACTGTTAACAAAGTTAATGTGACTGGTACAATGCTTACAGCACTGGGAATTGCCAGTGGTGACTATTATGCTCCTGCATTGTCGATTGCACCNCATACCAGTGTTCCAACATTCAAATCAAGTGATAGCTATCCTCGCCCAACAGGATCTATATGGATTAAAACAACAGATGCCAATTTNGGCGCAAGTTACAGTGTATATCAATACAAGACAGCTACTAATTCATTTGCTCCAGTAGATGCTCCTATATATGCAAACTCTCAGTCTGCACTATACAGCTTGGATACAGCAGGCGGTGGCGCCAATCTTGCAGTTGGCAGAAGCTATGTTAAGTTCAACGAAGCAGAATGGACATTCTGGGAAACAGATGCCAATGTTAGTTCAGGAACAACAGTAACCCGTTCTACTCCTGCATTAGCAACATTTAATTTATATACCCGTGCCAATGTGGGTGCTACAACAATTACAAGTCAAATTATTGGAACGACCAGCACAAGCACAACTACTACATTTATAAGTGCAACTGCTTATACATTTAGCATGGTAGAAAGTTTAAAAGGCAGTGCAAGTTTAAGCAGTGCTAAGACAATTAGTTGGTCTGGCACTGGAACAAGTGCTGATGCAACAACTATTTCAGGCTTGATTAATGCGGCTGGATTTGTAAATATTACTTCTAGCGTAAATGCAAGCAATCAATTATTAATTAATCATAAATTAGGCGGTGAAATCCGTTTTGCTAACGGCACAGCATCTCCATTAAATAACTTGTTTACAGCCGGTACAACAGCAAACTTATATGCGGCACCAGCAGGCGAAGCAACTTACACATTTGGTGTAGCAAGTAACTGGAAAGCTGTTTCATTATTTGCATCTGGCTTAACAACTGGCGCAACTCCTCCAGAAACAACCACAGATGACGGAGCAATTTGGTACAACGCCAGCGTTTCAGATGTTGATATTCTTATCAATACTGGTAGTGCATGGACTGGTTATAAAAATGTTGTCACAACAGCAGATGCCAACGGTCCAATTTTAAGTGCTACTAAACCAACAGTGCAAACAGACGGATCTACTGCATTGGTTAATGGTGATATCTGGATCGACACAAGCGATTTAGAAAATTATCCAACAATGTACAAATACAANAGCGTCACTAAGAAATGGGTACAAATTGATACNACTGACCAAACCAGCGAAAATGGTATTGTATTCCAAGATGCTCGCTATGGCACAACTGGCGGAACTGCTACTGTTGCTCCAAGTGGAACTATTGTAGAATTACTAACAAGCACCTTTGTTGACTTTGATTGTCCAGATCCAGCATTGTATCCAAAAGGTATGTTGCTATGGAATACTCGTCGTAGCTCATTTAATGTCAAGCAATTTAAACAAAACCATGTTGATCTCACAGTGCGCAATTTCCGTCAATCTGCTCCNGCTGGTGTTAGCCAAACAACATATTATCCACATCGTTGGGTAAGTATNGCGGCTAATCAAGAAAACGGTGCTGGAACATTTGGTCGTAAAGCCCAACGTGCAATTGTGGTACAAGCAATTCAAGCACTGATNAACTCTAATCAAGCAATTCGCGATGAAGATTCATTGTTATACAACTTGTTAGCTTGCCCAGGATATCCNGAAGCAGTCAACGAACTAATTGCATTGAATTATGACCGTGCATTGGCCAGCTTTATTATTGCCGATGTGCCTGCTCGTTTGTCCAGCGATGCTACCAGTTTAAGCAACTGGGGCAACAATGCCAAGGGTGCTGTAGATAATAATGATGATGGATTAGTAAGNTCAGATCCATATGTTGCTTTCTACTATCCATGGGGATTTACNAGTGATAATTTAGGTAACAGCATTGTTGTTCCGCCAAGCCACATGATGTTGCGCACGTTTGCACTAAGCGATAATGTTAGCTATCCATGGTTTGCACCAGCTGGCACACGCCGCGGTGGAATTACCAATGCAAGTGCTGTGGGTTATGTTGATGCTGATACTGGAGAATTCCAGTCAGTGGCATTAAACAGCGGACAGCGTGACACATTGGCCGCAATCCATGTAAATCCAATCACATTTATTAGTGGTAGTGGATTAGTTGCTTACGGACAGTACACACGCCAATTGGCCGCAAGCAGTTTAGATCGTATCAACGTAGCACGTTTAGTTGTTTACTTACGTAGACAGTTTAGTCAGTTGGCTAAACCCTATGTGTTTGAACCCAATGACACAATTACACGCAACGAAATCAAACAAGCCGCAGAAAGCCTATTGCTAGAATTAGTAGGTCAACGTGCTATCTATGACTACTTGGTAGTTTGCGATACAACTAATAATACACCAGCTCGTATCGATCGTAGCGAATTGTATATTGACGTAGCGATTGAACCAGTAAAAGCGGCAGAATTTATTTACATTCCATTAAGACTTGAGAATACTGGCGCTATCAAAGGTCTTGGACAATAACGGAGAAAACACATGGCAATCGCATCATTAGCTAATTTNACAGTACCATTAGCATCAGACCAAAGCGCAACATCGCAAGGTATGTTGATGCCAAAACTCAAATACAGATTTCGTCTGTCGTTTGAGAACTTTGGCGTTAGTACACCTACAACTGAATTAACTAAACAAGTTATTTCAGCGGCTCGTCCAAATGTACAGTTTGAAGATCAAACTATCCACATCTATAACAGCCAAATTCATTATGCCGGCAAACCAAAGTGGCAAACAATTGCAGTTAAACTACGTGATGACAGCACTGGTGCTGTTAGCAAGTTGGTTGGCGAGCAAATGCAGAAACAGTTTGACTTCTATGAGCAATCAAGTGCGGCCAGTGGTTTGGACTATAAGTTTACACTGCGTATTGAAATGTTGGACGGCGGCAACGGCGGTAGCACTGTTAATGTGCTTGAAACATGGGAATGTTACGGTTGCTATGTTAATCAGATCAACTACGAAGCACTGGATTACAGTCAAAACGGCCCTGCAGAAATATCATTAACTATTACAGTGGATAATTGTATTCAAACTCCAAGCGGTTCAGGAGTTGGATCTTCTACAAGTATCAGGCCAACAGTAGGCGGCACGCTAGCAACTGGCGGCGGTCAATAAACAAAAAACCCGCTAAGGCGGGTTTTTTAATGGCTAAATATTCGTATGGCCAATCAAAACAATAAACTTCTTGCAAATAATTCAAGCACTGCCACTGTGCGTGACTGGCAACATGCCGCACGTATGTTCACGGACAGCAATCAGATATATGGACCAAAACAAAAGTTCCTATTTCATGTTGCATTTCACATTAATAAAAGCGCATTAAAAAACATATCTATTGGAACAACCTACAGTACGCAGATTAACATGCTGGTTAAAAGCATTAGTTTGCCCAAGTTTTCAATTAGCGCAGAAACTGCCAACCAGTACAATCGCAAAAAGAACATACAAAATAAAATAACCTATGATGCTNTCAGTGTGAAATTCCACGATGATAATTTAGGTCTTATTAGCCAGNTGTGGCAAAATTATTACAGTTACTATTACGCAGATCCGGCCAGCGCAGGGATTCCNGGTGCGTTCAATCGTACAGCTATCAAAAAATTTAATTATATTAGAAGCAACTACGGNTTAGATAACGGCTCTACTACACCATTCTTTGATTATATTACAATATATCAAATGGCCCAAGGACAATATGTTAGTTACAAACTAATCAATCCTATTTTCACTGCATGGAATCACAATGGCGTAGATTATGCTGGCGGACAAAGTCCGCATGATAACGATGCTACCATAATGTATGAAGCTGTGGAATATGGCAATGGAAAGATCGAACCAGGCAATCCTGAAGGGTTTGCATTACAAAACTACGATCTGACTCCAAGTCCATTATACAACGCCACACAAACAGCCGCCACGATGGCAGATATCAATACCACACCTAGTTTGAACAATATTAACACAATTCCAGATAATAAAAATAGTATTATTAACAATGCAGTTAAGACTGTTAATATATATACCAACAGTAAAACACCCACAACCAACACAAATACTATCTATAACGCGGCCCAAACACAAACTACTAAAAATAATAATCTTAATATTACGTTTCCCACGAATACTACTACTGCTAGCGGAAACACCGCTACTGCTTCTAAAATAGGTGCCAAATGAACGGATCAAACTTACCAATGATAACAGCTACGGACAGCACAGAAGTAGTTAAACAGTTCTTTGACAAGTTNTATCTTCGACCAGTCAGCTTCCCAGCCGCACAAATCGACGCAGTCGTGGCATTTTTTATGAAACGCGAGTTTGATACNGACAGCGCACGAAGCACAGCCATAGTATTATTAAATCAAGCACGTATTGACAACGTGGATGTATTTCAAATTNTAGACACTATGAAAAGTTTAACTGATGCGCAAATGAGTCAAGTTGTGGCACAGATTTTGAATTCTTACAGAGAAAATACCAGCTTGTTGGGCTACAGAATTGCCAGCACAGAAAATCCGTTTGAAGCTCGCAACATATTGATATGAGTTTAAATTTTGCCAAAGGCAAATTTGCCATGAGCCAGCCTGAAAAATATGTAGGTCTTAAAAGTCCCACTTATCGCAGTAGTTGGGAATGGAGTTTCATGAAGTTTTGTGATACTAATCTCAGTGTACAAAAGTGGGCCAGCGAAGCTATCAGGATTCCTTATAGAGATCCTCTTACCGGCAAACAAACAGTGTATGTTCCAGATTTTTTCATACAATACGTGGATAAAACTGGCAAAATGATGGTTGAGCTTATAGAAGTCAAACCTGCAAGTCAGATGATTCTAGAACGTGTTGGTAAGAACAAGTACAATCAAGCACAATTTGTTAAGAATCAAGCCAAATGGGCCGCGGCCACAATATGGTGCAAACAGCAAGGCATCAAGTTTCGCGTGTTGAATGAAAATGATTTATTCCATCAGGGCAACGCATAAGTAATATTATGACAAAAAGACTTGAAGAAATATTAAATCTGCCAGAAAGCAAGAAGCTGGTAAAAGCTGAAGAGCAACGAGTTGCACTGGTAAATCCAGAACCGTTCCTACGTAGCATAGAAGAATTTGATAAAATTTCTGCTAGTTTGCCCGCAGTTAAGGGATTAGGAGATGCGGCTGATGCTGAATTTGACGCATTGGCTCAACGTGCCACAGATGCCTATGATGATTTGATGGATTTGGGGATGAACGTGGAAGCACGGTACAGCGGACGTATTTTTGAAGTAGCAGGCGGCATGCTTAAAAATGCCATAGATGCAAAAGCGGCCAAAATAGACAAAAAACTCAAAATGATCGAGTTACAACTTAAAAAAGCCAAACTTGATCAAGATGCTTCGGGCGGTGATGACGGTATTAACCTGCAGGGCGACGGAGTTATTATAACTGACCGTAATTCTTTGATTGAACGATTAAAGAAAATGAAATAAATACATGATGGGAACTACTATGAAATCATTTAAAGAATACTTAACAGAAAGCAAGAAAATCTACGAATTTAAGATTAAAATTGCCGGCGATTTGCCACCAGGATTTGAAAAAGATGTCAAACTGGGATTAGACAAGTTTGATGTGCAAAGCATCAGCAAGCCCAAGCGTACACCTATCCAAGAAAGTCCAATAGATTTTCCCAATGTTAAATTCAGCGAAGTGTCTGTATTTGATGTAGCATTGAATTATCCAACAACCAGTCAAGTGGTCAAGGAAGCACTTGCACAAGCCATACGTGTTTCAGAAAGCAAAATATTAGTTCGCACACTGGGCGAAGAGTCCGAAGCTGTGTTGAATGCAACTAGCATGGCGGCTCCGGACGGCAAGGGCGCATTGTTAGGAACAGATTACGAAAAATCCAACAATCAAGAACTAGTCGGTGACAAGCGTGTAATGAGTTTCTTGAAAGATTTAAGCGCAACCAAACACGAATTAGAAGAAGTAACTGGCACTAACGATCAGTTATTTGTTAAAGGAACAGCAAAATGAACTTTCATGAACTAGCACAAAAATTACGTAGAATTGACGAAGGATCAGTTGTTGAATGTGGAGATATGATGCCAGGCGCTATGATGGCACCACATGCTCCAATGCCACAACAAGATACTGTCAGCATGAATGTCAGCATGAATGCTACTGGCAAAGGCGG